TAATGTAGCTGCTACCTCACAAAAAGTATTTGAAGACCTGTTCTTTGAAATTGCTGGCATGATACTATATAAGTATCAACTACCAATCTGTCTTGCTGGTGGTTGTGCTTTGAATATTGTTCTCAATACTAGAATTAGAAATGAGTTAAAACTGCCAGTCTTTGTTGGGCCTGCACCTAGTGATTGTGGTATTGCCACAGGCATGATGCTACATTGTTTGAAGCCAACTGTGCAATATGATGTTTCATATCTAGGTATACCGGCTGTTGATAAGTATATGCTGCCTAGAGAGATTGAAAAGAGGCGAGGTGAACGTGTATCTGTTGATTGTATAGTCAACGATCTATATGCCGATAAGATTATTGGTGTTGTTCAATCTAACTCTGAGCATGGGCCTCGTGCGCTCGGCAACCGTAGCATTATCTGTTCACCTCTCAATCCTAATATGAAAGACATATTGAACGCTAAGGTCAAAGACAGAGAGTTTTATAGGCCATTTGCACCTATCGTTAAGTTAGAAAATGTGTCAGAATATTTCGAATGGAATGAAAGCAGTGAGTTCATGTCTTTCTGCCCAAAAGTAAAAGATAAGTATAGAGATGTTCTACCATCAATCACTCACGTTGATGGTACAGCTAGGGTTCAGACCATTACTGAAAAGAAGAACCCATTGCTATATCGTATGCTAACTCTTTTTGAAGAAAGAACCGGTGTTGGTGTTCTTATCAACACAAGCTTTAATCTGAACGGTAAACCTATTCTATCATCTTATGCTGATGCCTTTGAGGTGTTTGATAAGACGCAGATGGATTGCCTATATCTTGATGGATTCTATTTTACAAAATGAAGAAGAACAACTTTACATTAGTGACAGGTCTGTGGGATCTTGGTCGTGATAAGCTTTCTGATTTTGGTCGTTCATTTGATCATTATCTAGGCTGCTTTGATAAGCTTCTCAGTCTTCCATATAACATAGTTGTGTGGGTACCTGAATCCCTAAACTCTTACATATCTGTTCGTCGCAGTTCTATGAACACCAGAATCTTCAACAAAGAGCTAGAAGATTTTGAGAAGTGGTTTGAATACTATGACACGGTGCAGAAGATAAGGCAGGATCCTGAATGGTATAATCAGGCCGATTGGCTATCTAAATCTCCTCAGGCCAAACTGAAGTATTATAATCCTATCGTTATGTCGAAGTTCTTTATGGTGAATGATACGACGATACACAATCCTTTTGGTAGTGATTATTTCTTTTGGATTGATGGTGGTCTAACCAATACTGTACCTATCGAAACTATTGCTAATGTAGAGAAGCTGCCTTGGTATATGAAAGAGATAGACGATAAGTTTTTGTTTCTTTCTTTCCCTTATGAAACTCAAAGCGAGGTTCATGGATTCAAGGCTGATAAGTTCAACGAATACTGCGGTGAGAAATCACAGTATGTATGCCGAGGTGGTTTCTTTGGCGGCCATAAGAGTAAAATAAACTCTCTCAATGGTGAATATATCTCATGTATGAAATCTTCTCTGAACGAAGGTTTTATGGGCACGGAAGAGAACTATCACACCATACTAGCATATAAGAATCCAGATATTATTCATAGATTTGAATTGGAATCTAATGGGTTAGTCTATAAGTTCTTTGAACATCTTGGCACCATCGACAACACCGAGAGAAACAACACAACCATCATACCATACAAGAAGACAAAGAACATAGAAGATATTAAGACTTCTCTTTATGTTCTGACATATAATAGCCCAGATCAATTCAAGGCTCTTGTAGAATCTTATCTGTATAGTGATCCAGATTTTATTAGTATGACGAGAAAGATATTGGTAGACAACTCTACCGATTACTCACACTATCAGAGATACAATGATCTCTGCAAGAAGTATGATTTCGAGCATATCAAGAAAGAAGAGAATATAGGTATCTGTGGTGGTCGACAGTTTGTGGCCGAACACTTCAATGAATCCGACAGTGAGTATTACATCTTTCTTGAAGATGATATGACATTACATACACCTATAACAGCGATATGCGGTCAAGGTTATGAAACATATACCGATCAACTCTATCGCAAATCTCTTGCCATTATACACAAAGAACGATATGATTTTCTGAAGCTCACATTCTCTGAGTTTTATGGATCGAATGATGTTCAGTGGGCATGGTATAATATACCTCAGACTATCAGAGATGAATTTTTCCCTGATCACCCAAATCTTCCTGAAGAGGGTTTTGGAGATGATGTGCCTAAGATTATACCAACAAAGAAGAAGAGATATAAAGGGCTATCATACTTTGAAGGTGAATATTACTACTGTAACTGGCCTCTTTGGGTTTCTCGCGCAGGCAATAGAAAGATATTCTTGGATATAAAATGGAACAGACCATACGAACAAACATGGATGAGCAACGTCTTTCAGCTTCAGAAGAAAGGCTTAGTGAGATCGGCAGTTTTAGGTTTGAGCCCTATCAATCACGTCCGATTCGACTATTATCCAGCAGAAGATCGGATAGAATCGTGAAGCATTTCGTCGTGACAGGTGCCAGTGGTTACATTGGTTCTCATATGTGCTATGAATTACGACAGGCTTATCCTGATTGTAAGATTACAGCCATAGATATGGTTTTAAAAAACAAATTAGTTCACCTCTACGATGAATTTTATATACACGATCTATCTAAAACACAGATGTCCGTCTTGCATGATAAACCTGATTGTGTATTTCATTTTGCATCTTTAGCTTCTGTTCCTGAAGGTGAAGAAAATCCATATCTATATTACTATAATAACATTAACAGTTCTATTAAATTGATCGATGAAGCCATCTATTATGGTGTTAAAAACTTCATCTTCTCTAGTTCTTGTGCTGTATATGGTTCGGTTAATGGGTTCATAAACGAAAGTGTGACCAAGAATCCGCAGAGTGTGTATGCGAAGACTAAGAGTATTGTAGAAGATATACTGCTTGCAGCCGAGTTGAAAGGTGTCAGGCCAGGTATTCTTAGATACTTTAATGCAGCAGGTAGGAATGTTGAGGCTGGACTATACGAAGAACATGAGCCTGAAACACACCTCTTGCCAAATATAATGAAGTCCGATACCATTAAGATATATGGTAACGATTATAATACTCCAGATGGTACGGCTGTTAGAGACTATATACATGTGGTAGATATATGTCAGGCTCATATCAGAGCATATGAATATATGGAACAGAATGATAAAGGAATTATCTGTAACTTAGGAACAGGTAAAGGGCATTCGGTTCTTGACATTGTGAATCAAGTTCGCGATCTGACAGGGAAACAAATAGATGTTGAATATCACGGAAGAAGAAATGGTGACGTTGACCGTTTGGTATCTGATGTTGGAAGAATGTTGGGCGTATTGACATTTACACCAAAACATGATATAAAGTCTATAATCAACTCTTTAATGGTATAAATAATAAGTTAGTCAAAGGAGATAATATAATGGATAATATGTTAATTGGTGGTGGTCTTTTAATTGCATCGTTAGTGTTTCTATACTATGCTTTCAGAAAGAAGCCAGAAACTAGTGTTAGCGTAACAGTTAACGCAGTAAATGATCAGATTACGGATGCTGTGACACAAGTTCAGCCTGCAACTGACACAACAACTCAGACAGAAACAACAAAGGTAGAAGAAATGGTAAAGACTGTTCAACCAAAGGCCGAAAAGCCTGCCGCCGCAAAACCAGCTGCAAAGCCTGCTGCTAAGAAGGCTCCTGCTAAGAAGGCGGCCGCCAAGCCTGCTGCACCTGCTGCACCAGCTAAGAAGCCTGCTGCTAAGAAGACTCCTGCTAAGAAGGCCTAATAAATCGCGGGCGTGGTATAAGGGTTGTGCCCTAGCCTTCCAAGCTAGTGAAGACCAGTTCGAGTCTGGCCGTCCGCTCCAAAGGAGAAACACATGCGTAGCATTTTAATTGCAATCAGTGTTTTAGCTATGACCGGATCTGCTCTCGCGGATCCGGTCTATCGACATAGAACACCACCTCGTCATCACCATCAGCATAATGTTATGCCTTGGGTTGCAGGTGCTATAGGTCTTGGTGTATTAGGCGCATTGACTTATGATCAGTGGGGTCGCCCTGTTCGCAGGCGCGAATGTTGGGACGAATATGTTGGTTACGACTATCGTGGTCGACCAATGTATGAGAGAGTGTGTAACTACTAATCGGAGATTATATTATGTCAGAAGGTGAAACTAGCTACAAGATTGAAGTTCTCGAAGTAGTCGATAATGAAGATGGATCTTGCCGTGTTGTATTTGATCTCGACCATTCAGCAATCATAAAGTTTGCTAAGATCGGTTTGTTGCAGACCTTAATTGATGCTGCAAAGTTGGCTGAATTGCAACACGGTGTAGATACTGATGTAGGATGTTGAAATGAAAGTTTATATTGGTAAGTATCCTCATTGGTGGACAACCCATAACTTTGAAAAGTGGCTTCTCGAAAAGTGTCATAAGAAGCCATACTGGCAGGTTGAAGATGAAGAATACACAAGCTTCGACCATGCCGTAGAATGGGCCTGTGATAAGTGGCAGGTTGTTTTAAATGCGACTGTCAACAAGCTATTTCAAAAGCGCAAGATCAAGGTGCGAATTGATGAATATGATGTGTGGTCGATGGATCATACTCTCGCACATATCATTCATCCAATGCTAATCAAGTTAAAAGAGCAGAAGCATGGTAATCCTTGGACAGATGACGAGGATGTACCTGAGCATCTGCGTTCTACCGCGGCGCCGCCTCTGACAGAAGACCAGAAGATGACCGGTAGCACCGATGACAACTTTGAAAAGCGTTGGAATTGGATCATGGATGAAATGATCTGGTCATTTGGTACTTTCGTTGATGATGAATGGGATGATCAGTTCTATACTGGTAAAGCCGACTGGCAATGGAAGAAGATTGAAGAAGGTGATAATAAAGGTCTAAGTCAGATGATTACAGGACCGGATCACACTTACATGATTGATACTGAAGGTTTGAAAGCCGCCGAGGATCGTCGTATGAATGGTCTTCGCTTGTTCGCTAAGTATTATAGAGCTTTGTGGGATTGATATGATAATCTGTAGCTGTTGTAATAAGCAACACAAACCAATATTTGAAGATAATGAAACTCAAGGCATAGAATGTTCAGCCGAGATATATTATGATATGTCAGGCAAACTATTGCTCGCAGGTTTCTACGGCTCAACTGTAGCAGATGGCCATCTGTATGAAGTATTGACAAACACATACAAAGATGGTATCATATGTGATTCCTGTATCAAAGCAGGTCTGGAAAACTTTCACTTCAAACTAATCTCAACTGACAACTATTTCTGAAAGGATATATGATGACGAAGAATTGGGAACACGGGCTCAAGATTCTTGAGACTCAGTTCAAACAGCGCGCCTATGATGGTAAGTGGGAACGTATCGCAAGGATCGTTGACTTCGATAACAAGTATACCTACAGCACCGAATCCGGTAGCAAGGTGACTTTGATCCCTGAGAAGTGGGTCACCCTCGGCGTTTATGACTACATGCTGGAATTTGAAGATGGCATCTAATCTAAAGATCGTAAAACTCATCAATGGGCAAGAATTGCTGGGTGAGATTGTGGCCGAGACAGACTCTAACATCTCTATTAAGAATCCAGTCCGTGTTGTCACCGTACCGTCAAAGACCTCGCCAAATATGCCTACTGTTGGCTTTGCACCTTGGGCTGAATGGTCAGAAGAAAAAGACTTTACAATTCACAAGGCCCATGTTATAGTATCAATGAAGCCGATACAGGAGTTTGTCAATCAGTATAACTCTATGTTTGGTGGCATTGTTGCACCTTCATCTAAACTTATTATGCCAGGATCGTAATGAAATCTTTCTATACAAATGTTCAGGTTTATGGTTCTAAAATCCTGTATCGCGGCATAGAAAACGGTAAGAAAATTAGGGGTAGGGTTGAATATAACCCTACTCTTTTTGTTCCTGCAAAAAAGCCAACTAAATTCACCACAGTTACGGGTGAGTATGTTGATAGGATTTTGCCAGGTAATATCCGTGATTGTCGTGATTTCGTCAAGCAATATGAGGGCGTAGAGAATTTTAGAATCTATGGCAATCAAAAGTATGAATATGCTTTCATAGCTGATCAGCATCCGCAAGATGTTGATTGGGATATGGATCATATTAGCGTATGCAATATCGACATCGAGGTTGGTAGCGAGAACGGTTTCCCTGAACCTGATGATGCGAATGAGCCTATCACAGCCATCACATATAAGATGGGTGATAAGTTTATTGTCTTTGGTTGTGGTGCTTTTAATAATTCTCGCGAAGATGTTCAATATATCAAGTGCCGTGATGAGATCGATCTAATCAAGAGATTTATCGATGAATGGTCAGGTAACTATCCTGATATTATCACTGGCTGGAACATTAAGCTCTTTGATATTCCCTACATTGTCAATCGCATTAAGAAACTTCTTGGTGAAGATGAAGCCAAGAGGCTTTCGCCATGGAATGTTTTGAATGAGCGGGAGGTCAACTTTGGGCCTGGTCGCCAATTCAATACATATGTGATGCTTGGCATTTCTGCACTCGACTATATTGATCTGTATCAGCGATATGCTCCTGAAGGCAAGTCTCAAGAAAACTATAAGCTCGACACTATCGCCAACTCTGAACTTGGTGAGCGAAAGCTTTCGTATGAAGAGTATGGTAACCTACATACACTCTACAGAGATAACTATCAACTCTTCATCGAGTATAATATCAGAGACGTTGAACTCATCGAACGACTTGATGATAAGCTTAAACTCATCGAATTGGCACTGACTCTGGCTTATGACAGCAAGACCAACTATGATGATGTGTTCGCGCAGGTACGCATGTGGGATGCTCTGATCTATAACCATCTGCGTGAAAAGAATATGGTTCTTCCTCCCGTAACGAAGCACCATAAAGAACCTTATGAAGGCGGTCATGTCAAAGAACCTGTGCCTGGTTATTATAACTGGGTTGCATCGTTCGACTTGAACAGCCTGTATCCACACTTAATCATGCAATATAATATTTCACCTGAAACACTATTGGAGCCAAAGAACTATGAAAATGCCCATCGTAATGTTATCCTTCGCGGTGTTGATGTTGATCGGCTTCTTAGCCAGTCTATCTCTACAGACGGGTTGGTTGGTTGTACCTTAACACCTAATGGTCAGTTCTTTAAAACTGACAAGCAAGGTTTTCTTGCTGAAATGATGGAGACTATGTATAATGATCGATCAAAGTATAAGAAGAAAGCTATCGAAGCGAAGAAAGAACTTGAGACAGAGAAAGATCCATCAAAAAGGTTCGAGATTGAAAAGCGAATTGCTCGTTACAACAATCTACAACTTGCTAAGAAAGTTTGCCTAAACTCAGCTTACGGTGCTTTGGGTAACGAGTATTTTCGTTTCTTTGACCTTAGACAGGCTGAGGCCATCACCACTGCTGGTCAGTTGTCTATCCGTTGGATTGAAAAGAAACTGAATGAGTATATGAACAAGATACTTAAAACAGAAGGTGAAGATTATGTCATTGCAGCGGATACGGATTCGATTTACCTTAATCTTGATAGATTGGTATGTAAGACTGTTAAAGAAACAAATCCTTCTAGCAGCGCATCAGAAGTCATCGCCTACATGGACAAAATCTGTGAGGCTAAGATTCAACCATTTATTGATAAGTCTTATGCGGAACTGGCTAATTACGTCCACGCATTTGATCAAAAAATGATAATGAAGCGTGAGGCGCTGGCTGATAAGGGTATTTGGACTGCAAAGAAGCGATACATCCTTCGTGTGCATAACAACGAGGGTGTTCAGTATGCTAAGCCAAAACTGAAGGTCATGGGCCTTGAGATGATCAAATCATCTACACCAGCGGCTTGTAAAGAGAAACTGTGGGAAGCTATCGAAATCATTTTCAACAAAGATGAAGATGCTATCATAGACTTTATTGAAAACTTCCGCGATGAGTTTAAGAAGAATGATCCTGTTGACATTGCTTTTCCTCGTGGTGTGAATGGTCTGTTCAAGTTTTCTGATAAAACCACAATCTATGGTAAAGGCTGCCCTATTCATGTTCGCGGTTCACTGATCTATAATCATATGATCAGAAAGCTCAAGCTTGAGAAGAAGTATGAGTTTATCAAAGAGGGTGAAAAGATTAAATTCATTTACCTGAAAGAACCAAATCATGTGCAGAGTAACATAATTTCTTTTGTCAATACTATTCCTCCAGAGTTTGACCTTGAAAGGTATATTGATTATGATACTCAGTATGAAAAATCTTTTGTTGAACCGCTAAAGATTATTCTGGATTCTATCGGCTGGAAAAGCGAGCATGTTAGCAGCCTGTCTGCTTTCTTCAGCTAAATAGATCATGCACTATCTAGTATTTTTAACAGGTGTGGCTATCTCAACGGTAGCCGCATACTACTCAATCATAGGTCTAACAACTATATTTGCCGGCGCCTTCTGGCCTGTGGTTATCATGGGTTCAGTATTGGAGGTCGGCAAATTAGTTTCGGCTTCCTGGCTCTACAATAACTGGAAGTTTGCTCCTAGGTTTATCAGATATTACCTATCTATTGCAGTGTTTGTCCTCATGCTTATAACAAGTATGGGCATTTTTGGTTTCCTATCTAAAGCTCATATCGAACAGAACTTAGCTTTGAATACTGGAGTTGTAGATCAGATACAGGTCATGGATAATAAGATCAGATTTGTTGAAGATTCTATATCAGATTTGGATAAACAAATAGCACAGATAGATTCCGCAGTATCCAAACTAAATGATCGTAATCAAGCACAAACATCCTTGAGAGCCGCAGATCAACAAAGAAAGACCAGAACCGATCTGATCAATAAGAAGCAAGAAGAAATAAAGAAGCTGGCTGATTTTAAATCCGAGAAGATAAAGCTAGAGTCTGAATATAAAAAGGTTGAAGCTGAGATAGGCCCAATCAAATATGTGGCTGAATTATTATATGATAGTTCAGATCGAAATGTGGTTGACAAAGCCATCAGAATTGTTATAATACTAATTATTTTTGTTTTCGATCCTTTGGCAATCTTGTTGTTACTTGCTTTCAACATTTCAGTTAACAGAAACAATACACCCGAATTTATGGAGATGAGTGAGGTCAATAATGATTGAAGAAGTGTTTTGTCGTAGAGATTGGGGCACATGGGAAGTTATCGATAAGGGCCCTTGGTATAAAGTTAAGAGATTAGTTATTGATTCTGGTAAATCAATCTCATTACAATATCACCTCAAGAGAAGCGAGACTTGGGCCATTACAGCTGGCCTTGGTGAAGTTCGTCTTGATGGTAAAACATTTCAGGTTAAACAAGGTGATACCTTTGTAGTACCAATTGGTGCGGTACATAAAATCACCAATACATCAAAACTCCCACTAGTTATAATCGAAGTTCAATGCGGTGAGATCACCGAAGAAGATGATATTGTAAGACTGGGAGTCAAACCCTAAGGAGAAACTTATGGATATATTTGCTACACTTATTAAGGAAACAGGCAATGAATACGCGAGCATTGTTGAAGAAGGCATCGAAGCTGGTGATGTTTCTGGTTTTATTGGAACTGGTAGCTACGCTCTTAATGCTCTACTTTCTGGCTCCATATATGGAGGCCTACCTGGGAATAAAGTTACCGCTCTAGCTGGTGAGCCATCTACAGGCAAAACCTTCTATGCTATTAACATTTGCCGACAGTTTCTTGAAGATAATCCAAATGGATTCATTTTCTATTTTGAGTCTGAGTCTGCTATCTCTAAGCAGATGCTAGAGGATCGTGGTGTAGATGTTAAGCGCATGGCTATTATGCCTGTTGCTACAATTCAAGAGTTTCGTACACAGGCTGTGAAGATCCTTGATAAGTATCTTGAGCAGAAGGGTGAGAAGCTACCTATGCTTTTTGTCCTCGACTCTCTTGGTAATCTTTCAACTGAAAAAGAAATGCAAGATATTGCGGATGGTAAAGACACCCGTGATATGACACGCGCACAGCTTATTCGTGGTGCTTTTCGTGTTCTTACCTTGAAGCTTGGTAAGGCTAATGTTCCACTCATTGTCACGAACCACGTTTATGATGTGGTTGGTTCATATGTACCTGTGAAGAAGATGGGTGGTGGTTCTGGTCTTGAGTATGCCGCATCTGGTATTGTGTTTCTATCTAAGAAGAAAGACAAGACACTTGATGATGAAGATGGTCGCAAAGG